GTTCTCCACCGCTTTCTGTTCAATCCCTGGGAACCCGCCAAACCGTTTGCTGTTATTGCGCTCCCGGCAATCCTGCAGAGTATGGTTACATGTTTGTAGTTCGCTTGTCGCTCCGCATCGAAGCCCCTTATATTTAAAGGGGCAGTTATTTTTCATATATCTGTTTAATGGACGGCGTGTTTTGGAACTGTAGCCGCTGCCTAATGTAAATGTGATGTATTGCTGATTAACAGTGCATTTCTGAACTACATAATGTTCTTCAACTTCCGCTACAGCCGCTTCCAACGCTTTACTATTTACCGCGCGTACAATTACTTCCGTATTATTACCGCCGCCGGCTTCTTCGACATAATACTGCAAAGCCTGAGATACATTATCTACCTGGATCTCCAAGTTTGGGTCACTACCGGTACTGTCTTCGCCTACCTCGCCTAACGAGAATGGGAATGCCTGATACAAATTACCATTCCAAACGACATCCTCGGTGTTATAACAAATGCGTATCGGTTCTTCAAAGCAAATATCTAAAAGTATAATAAAGGCGCTATCTGTAGACAGCTTATTTTTTTCCGCTTTAGCAATAGCTGACAAACTGAGCATCTTACACCTCCGTCAGCTCTAAGGTAATGGTCCAATAATCTAATGTGCTAAGTTCAATATCACTGACATTGGTTATCCGTACCTCTATTTCTTTGTTCGTCACAGGATTCGTCCAGTTAAAGCTCTGCGCCGAATACTTGACTGTTTTCGTTATAAATTCATAAAGTACATCATATTCATCCTGCGGCAGGGAATTCCATTTCAAGGTATATTTTGCCCTGCTGCGTGTAAATTTGACCCGTGATTGCATACTGCCATCTTCAAAATTGCTGCGTAGCGAATTATCCTCTACTTCCATGCCTATTGGATAACTCGGGGGACGTATTTCCGGAAACGTAATCACGAATTAGCCACCCCTTTCAAGAGTGTTTTTATACCGCCTTTATTAGTGCTTATGGCTTTTAAAAGTATGTTGATAATATAACTTTCACCATCAAAAGTAGTTGACGTCTGTTGTGCTTCAAGTTGAGTACCACTTTCATTTATGAGCTCTACTTTGATATTGACATTATTGCTGACCTGGCTTCCGCCACCGAGCATTGCTTTTGTCTGCGCTGCTGTATACACCCGCCCCGGCGTATTTAAGTCAAGAAGCTCTGGCCCTTCTTCGCCAACAAGATACATACCACTCGGCGTATACCCGCCAGAAGCTCTTGCGCCACTAAGCGGAGTTTCCACAAGTTGCGTACCTAATGCGCCTAAGTCCAGTTTGCTGCCGCCTATACCGAACATGCTCATAATGGCATTCATAACCAACCCCTGCATTATGACTTTCATCATCATATTCAGAATGTCGTTAGTAAGGTTTTTGAACAGTTCTTTAGATGCCTCAGAAAAAGATTTCTGATCGGTGATCATATTCTGTCCAAAACTCTCAAACTCTCCGATGATGCTGTCAAAGCCATCTACAAAAGTTTGGTAATAATCTGCCTGGTAATTTTTTACTACGTCTAAAGCATTTTCCCATGCAACCGCCATATTTGAAGCTTGCGACTCAACAAGAGCTTGACTTGCCGCCGCATTTTCCTGTTGGATACGAAGCATTTCTTCCTGCGTCAACTTATCGCTTTCCAGCATATCCGCTAACTGCTGTTTGTATCTTTCTAACTCTACAGTCCGCATAGCATTGATATTGCTGTAGTAATCACCATAACTGTCTTCCAACGCCTGCAGGCGTTCCATTTCCATATTATGGCTTTCTGTTATCCAATCACGGTTATTCTGGGCTTCTTTCAGTTCCCGGTACTTATTTATCTTTTCCTGAACAGCGCCTATTTCTGCAGCGTCTACGCCGGCTACTTTTGCCCGTTCAACAGTCGAATTCATTTCTTCGATCTGTGCTTCGAGTTTAGCTTTGGTTATTTCCAGCGGGGACTGCGTAAGTTCCGCTATATCGACATCAAGGTCTTTAGTAAGCTCATCTATTTTAGTTTTCCACTTTGTAAGCTCTTTCAGTGCCTTATCTGCCTGTTTCTCAGCTGCCGATTTACCGCCCTTGGCTTTTTTATCAGCATCCTCACTGTCGCCGAAGGTCTTCAATGCCAAACGCCCAGCTTCTTCTGCCGCTTTTCGGATATCGTCAATTTCTTTCTGTTTCGCTAAAATTTCATCTTGCTCTGCCCTGAACTTTTTCTTTTTTTCAAGCCAAGCTTCTTCTCTTGATTGTGGAGTTGCAGTCCACCTATCAATAAGATCCTCAACACTTAAACCTTCTTTAGCCGCATAAATACCAACTGTTCCTGCTCCAACTGCCGCACCTATTGTAATAGCACCTGCACCAACAGTACCGACAGTAGAAAGTAATCCAGCAGCCGCACCCATTTTTGCTACTTCCTTGTAGGCAAGTGCCAATTTACCCAGCATACTTATTAGCGGGCTTATGGACATAGCAAAGAACCCTATGTTAACAGCAGCATTGGCAAACTGATTTGCAAGTTTCTTGGTATCCCCTTCAAGAATATTTGTGTTATCAATCAGCAGCTCCATCGTAAAGCCCAGTCCGGAAAGTGCTCCACCTGCTGTAAGAGCATAGCTCTGCAGTTTTTGTAGTTTCCTGCCATGTTCCAGTGCTGCATTTGCCGCTAAAATATGCTTTTCCTGAGTATCAAGAATCTGTTTTGCCAGATCCAGCTGCCCTTTAGCAGCGACTTTTGCCGCCTGTAGTTGCATTTGCCCGGCTTTTTCTGCCGATAATCCCAAGTTTTGATAACGCTGTTCTGCAAGCTTTAAGTAAGCTGCAAGGTCAAAATTTTGTTTTTTAATGGCTAGTTGAACAGCTTTTGTAACTACTTCCGTATTTTTGATTGCTGCCTGTTTTTGACGCTCAGTTTGGTTGATTACCGCCGCTGCGTTCTCTGCTGCCTGTATCTCCTGCTGATACGCTCCCTGGGCCGCTATTTTATTGGCATTCCAATAGCCGTTGACCTTCTGTACCGCCGTACCAAGCAAAGTCTGTGCCTGATATGCGTTATTAGTCTGCGTAGCTACATTTGCAATATCTAAAGCAATGTTGCCTATTTTCCACGCCGCAAAAGCTATGCCGACTTCCTTAGTATGATCAGCTAAAAAACCTGCGGCTGTACCAGCTTTTTCCAAAGCGGGAATAACAATAGTACCTGCCGCACTCCCTAATTCACTCATGCCTTTTGCTGCGTTGACTACATGTTCGCTAAAACCTCTGATATTCTCGACAGTATTAGAATTTAACTCAAAAGTCTCCTGATTTAAAAACAGATTAGCGATATTGCCTAGAACTTCTTTGTAATAGCTGTATATTTCTGCCGTACCATCTGCCGCAGTACGTGTATAACCTTCCTTGATTTGGTCAATTAAGCCGGCCATAGTCTTTGGAGTTTCCAAAGATGCTCTTTTAAAACCTTCCATACGTTTCATAAGGAAGGTATACAGGCCTTCCGCACTGTTTTTAGCTTCTTTGATATCGGCATCTGTAAGCCCCAAAGATGTTGCAAGCGTACTGGATTGAGGACGGATACCGCCCTGTACCATATCACGTAATTCCTGCACTATCTGATTCCGGGGCAAACCTAATGACTTTACGGCATTTACGCCGACAGTTGTAAATTCTTTAAGCTGCTCTATCGTCATACCGGCTTCAAGCCCAGACCCTAGAAGCGCCCTGAATGCTTCGATCAAATCTTCACTGGTTGCGGCTGTTTTTAAGGCTTCTTCATTCAAATCTCTCAGTATACCACTGGATATACGCATTGCCGCATTCCATTCCAGCGTTTTACCATCCAGTTCAGTCATAGACTGTAATATACCGGATATACCGATTTGATTTGTTTCCATACCTTTAGCAAACTCATATGGAGCTTTTATAAGTTCTCCTATAGCCCCGCCTGCAGTATACATCCCAGTCAAAGCTGCAGTAACACCTGCTGCCTGCGCAGTAAGTCCGTTAAAGATACTGGATGTAGAAGAAGCGACCTTATTCAGATTGGATAAATTTTGTTGAGCTTTTATTAGCCCGGAACTCATCATATCAGCTAGTGATAGCCTAACCCTTGTTTCTGCAACATTAGCCACTTCTTACTACTCCTTTCCTTAACGGTTTTTCCTTCGGTCCATTCTTGTTTTTTTCAATAAATGCCTGTATTTCAATATCTTCCAACTTCTGCAATTTCTGCATCAGCAGTTCGGTAACCCTGATTTTATACCGCTCTAAAATATAACTTGCGCTCTGCCAGTCCACACCCTGCGGAACAGCGCCGCCAATACCTATTGCACACCGCTTACAATTCCTTATCAAATACCATGCCATCATTGCTTCCCTGTTTCCCTCCATAAGCTCCGGCGGTCGGTATTTGCAGGTTTCACAGTCAACCGGCTGCTTTGTTATTTCCCGGAGCCGTCGGCAGTCTTTGCAGTATTCGCCTCGCTCACGCTGCCATTTGTCGAGGTCTTCAAGTTTTTTATTTCATCCATGCGAATATTGCTTGTCAGGCTGACCGTAGTTGTATAAATAGCCATTAGTTCACCGGGAGAGAAACTATTTACATCTTTCACACCGTACACGTGTTCCATTACCCACGGAACAATTTTTTTCAGATATTCTTTTCCTGATACCTTATTTTTCTTATCTACAAGGCCATCCGAAAACTCATTGTATTCCACATTTTCTTCCCACGTCATAGGTCTGCATTCCAACAATACTTTATTAGCCATGTTCCTATTCCTTCCTTACGCTTCTACTGTTTTACTGTATTTTGCAGTCTTATTGATCAAAGTTACCACTACGCTGCTGTTATGCTCATTTTCTTTATAAAACGCGCTGTAATCCAGCGTTTGTTTGATTCCTGTAGGTCCGTCGATACTTGGAGTATTTCGAGAAATTTTCATTTCCGGGTACAGGAATGACAGGCTAAAATCGCCTGTTTCAAAAATGATTTCCGCACTGATAGTAGTGCTGTCTTCCGCATATTTGATGAATGTATCATCAGTAAAGAACGCTGTCATACTACCAGAAAGATTCAAGATACCTTCATTTAATGCCGCCCTGAATCCCTTGCCACCTATAGCGTAAGTATCGCCATCAAGGTTCATATTCATTTCCATAGATACCTCGGTACAAATAGCGACGAGTTCCTCATTGATCTTAAACGAAGCCATAAAGTTACTGAAACGGTCAAAATTCAAGGTTCTCGGAGACGAACTGATAGTAGCATCAAGAATAGTTTCATTTGCTCCCATCATGTCAATGTTCGCTGTCAGCTCGCCGTCACCGCCAACGGTAATACTCATAGTATTTACCTTACATCCGCTGTATTTTGCATAAACGCCAATATCAGGGAATGATTTTTCTATGATCAACGAAGGCTGTCTCCGTACTGGTTTAAATACATGTTTATATGTACCGTCGGTTTCTCCGCTAGTTGTAGTAGGTTCACCAAAAATTGCCATAAGCCAATAGCCGAAAGATGTTCCATCTACCGGAGCTACAAGTTGTCCAGCTACGTCAATATTGCCCATAATCGGTTCGACAGGATCACGCCGCCCTGTAATGGTGCTCGGGTCTGTTTTATTTTGTGTCGCCGTCAGAGCATTAGAATTGAATGGTAAAGAAATCGCCCTTGTCGCTAAATCACTGGGATCTGTTTTATATGCATCCTCAAAAGCAATCAAACTTTGCGTATATACGCCTTGTTGCTGTTCGCCATTTGCCATTTTATTTCACCTCTCATTTTTATTAAAAATCTGTCATACCTATCGGCCCTAAAATCTGGTCAAACTCCCATTCCAAATGTATCAAGGCCGTCCATAACCGCCCTGCCTGGTCTACTTCGCCAGTGAATACGACTTGAAATACCTTAGGCGGCAGCTTTTTATCCTTGTAGTTATTAAGTTCCTGCTGGATTATCTGTATGATGTCCGATGCCAGCTTATAACTCCTCAGTATATAAACCTCACTGTCGGTAACAAGATAATTATCTTCTCCTGCCGCTTCACTTGATACGCCAACAACAAGATCGCAGGAATATTCAGCCTGTTTTGCAAGCCCTTCAACTTTCCCGGCATTGTAAAACATCAGATACGGTACTGAATTTATATCCGGTATTTCGTTCGTATTGGCGTATTCTACAGCAACAGTTATTTCTTTGCCGAATTCCCGTTGGCAATAATCATCCAATGTTTGGGAATTTTTTAGATGTTCTGCCAGTTTCCGGCTCATTTCAACCATATTTATCTGCTGTAACAACTTCACTCACCATAAACCGTATATTTTCGGCCCTTTCCAATATTTTTTACAAAACCACCATTTGAAATATAGCTTTGCACTTTCTCGTTTATATATTTAGGAATTTGCGGTTTTATATCTTCATAAGTCGGCTCAATAAATGGACGTGCCGGAGTAACCAATTTTGTTGTAGTTTTGCGTAGATGTATACCTCTCTTGTTAAACAAACGGCGAAGTCCAGGTGTTACTAACTTTGTTGTGCCTTCTTCTTGGACATTTCCTTCAATGGCTGCTGTACGGCTTGTCCAACCAATATCAACGCTGCTGCTGCCAGGATTATAGGCATAACCTAACGCGCTTCGCAGTCTGCCATACCATACTGCCGGAGCTCTTGCAGATAGTTTACGTCTTTCTTCAAGAGGCCAGCGTTTTTGCCACTTTTGTCCCGAAAACTTTCCTCGGATACCAACTTTCAGTTTATTCTGCACCATGTAGCCCGTACTTTTCAGTACGCTGCTTATAAAGCGTGGATTATTTTTTAGCCATCGTTTAATAAATGGTGAAATATTGTCTTCAAGTGAAATTCTGAAATACATTATTTCTCAAATCCTCTCGCAAAGCCCTTATTATTCTTAGAGCACGCCAAAACTATAGTATCGGCGATAGTATCCCAAAGAGATAATTTATCAACCCGCCATTCAGCTTTTTGGTGGATTATCTTATCTCCCGGTTTGAACCCTTGTATATCCTCGGCCAAAAAAGTAAACTCTGCTTCATCTCGAACCGCATCATTTACCGTAGTCTTACGAAAAAAGTTTTTTCGTACTGCTGCTGCAGATCCGATATTGACTATTGCAGGTACTTCTTTGCCGTTATATATCACGAGTTCGACCAATTCACTCTGCCAGACTGATTCTCTAATCGCCTCTTTTATGCTCATATGATTCACCTTAGAAAGAAGGCGGACTAAGCCGCCTTCCCAATTTAATTGATTTTTACAAAAACCTTGCCGGCAGAAGCAGCCGCATCTTCCCACACAATCCCAGCCAAAACTTTATCGTCTGCTGCTAACGCTACGGATTCTTGTCCTTCGGCTAACGATTCTGTATCCGCTTCTGTATCCGTCGGTGCAGTTGCAGTAATTTTTTTAGTAGTTTTGTCATAATAAACTTTTTGACCTTGTTTCAGTTCTTCTTCGCCTTTTGGAAGTGCAAAGACCCCTTCCATATAGACGGCGATCAAATCACCGGTAGTAGCGCTTGTTGCAGCGATACCGATCACGTCATTAATAACGATAACATCACCACGTACAACGTCCTCAGTGCATACGTAATCAAGATTCTCACCTTGTCGTCTAAACATTCTCTCTCACTCCTTCTATCTTATTTACCAGCATTTTTTACCAGACCACGAGTATCCAGCACATTAATTGCGAAATCGTGATACATACGGAACTTGATGCCCAAAGTGTTAAAATCTGTACCAGTTTCAATAATCGGCGCAGAATTGCCGTTCAGATAGCAGACCTCAATGGTATGTACCTGTCCTTTGGTTGCAACTAAATAATAAGCAGTTTCACCGCTTAATTCGTCCAAAGTGGCGTCCACTATCAATTCTAATTTGCTGCGGCTTCTGTTAGCTGGGTTACTTACACCGCTGTTTTTACCTTCCGGATCAGCTGTAGATGTCAGAAGTTGTTCTGCCGTAGTTTCCAATGCCGCCGGAATAATCAGGTATTTCGGAACGATGTTGAGTACCATTTTCTCGCCCAGCTTTTGTTTACGCATCAACTTTTTAGCTTCACCCAGAGATTTTACAGACAATGCTGCAGCCGTTCCCAGGTTGCCTTTTTCACTGCTGTAGTTTTCTGTTTTTACCAATGCCTGATATGCAAGATAGTTCTTATAGCGTTCCATAGAAGCGCGCATGAGACGCGGAACCTCAGTAAGAACATTCAGATCATCGTTGATCATCATTTCACGGCTAAAGTTTGTAGCGTCGCCGTAGGTTGCCAGTTGTACGCCAACAGAAGCATCCTGCAGTTCGCTGTAGCTGAATTCGCC